TATAAGGACTGCTACTTTATGAATGTTAGCAGCGCTCAGCGCCCAGGTGTAGTCGATAAAGATATTAACCCAATACTAGACAGCAGCGAGGTTTACAGCGGCTGTTATGCACGGGTTAGTTTAAACTTCTACGCTTACAACACAGCAGGTAACAAGGGCATCTCAGCAGGACTGAACAATGTTCAGAAAATTGCTGATGGTGATTACCTTGGAGGTCGTGCCAAAGCTGAAGATGATTTTAATGTAATTGACGATGAGGATGACCTACTAGGATGAGTGATGCAGTTTTAATAACCCTAATTATTGTGGTTGGTGTAATAGCTATTGCAGCTTTCACTGGCAAGAAAGGGAAGAAATGAGTAAGAACTATGTTAGGCAACAGACCAAACACAGCATGACGGCTTGGATTATTATCACCTTGCTGACAGCTGGTATTGGTTTAATATGGGTGGTTTACTACAGCGTGAGTCCCAACCACTACTGGAGCGCATGATGGCGGGGACTAAAGAAGGCGCAGCCAAAACGGCTGCAAAGAATAAAGAGCTATATGGTGATGATTTTTATGCTACCATTGGGCGCAAAGGTGGCTCAACAATAACTGACCGGCCTAAAGGTTTCGCAGCTAACCGAGAACTAGCATCCAGAGCCGGTCGAATTGGTGGGAAAAGATCAAAGCACGGCCCTATCGGCACAGAGTATGACTGGGCCTTAAATAGGTTTGTACCAAAAGGAGGGGATGATGGCAACAAGAATATCGTTTAGTGCTAAACAGTTTGCACAGATCAAATACAAGCTGACAAAATACCCAGTAGTAATGGTAGCAAGGTGGGCTGGCATTAACTATGATATGAGCCGACGGACTGTTGAGCGGATTAAAGCCGCTAACAGTTACAACCACTACATAGCACAACGCAAAGCTGAGTCGGATAAGCAGCGTCTAAAGAAAAGCAAAAAGACTAGGCATATTCATGGTGATACAGGGCTACTTTTAATGGGGATAGCCGTGCTAATAATTGTAGTTTTCTTAACCTGGATAGCTCTAGGGGGTAGTATATGAGTGATGAATACGACCCTGAGTACGATTTGTATGCTGAAGAATATAAAGCTTTAAGAAGAGACGAGAGGAGGCAACGTGAGGCTGATGAAGAACAAGAGCGAGCTGACGATTGGGCTTACCGAGGTCATTGACTACCTAGCAACACTAGAAGAGACCGAGTATATAAAAGCCTTTAAGATGATTGAGGTTAAGCGCCGTGCTGAGAGAGAAATCGCTATAATTGAAGCAGGCTCTAAAACTGCTTATAAAAAACGCCAGAAGCGTGATGATATTGACATCATCGGTGATGAGATTGACAGGCTTAAGTAACTTAACAATTAGGGTCGCTGATAACGGACGGTACGTACTTTCCTCCTGATAGTTCTCGTTAAATGTATAATAGTTTACCGTCCGTAACAGCGGCTCTAAAGGCCGCAGTCTAGCCTAACTGCGAAGAGGGCTAGACAGGGGGAGTTTCATTACTGCACTCCCCCACCAAACCAAGTAATAAGGAGGTTGAGATATGAAAATTGTAAATAATGTGCAACAACAAAGTGATGAGTGGTTAGAGTTCCGAGAAGGTAAAATTACTGGTACTAAGCTGAAAAATATCTATCAGCGCCGTAAAAGCGCCTCACCAAAAGAGGGCTTTTATGAGCTGATCGCGGAGATGGTGCAAACTGCGCCGATTAGCGCCGACCTATATGAGTTCAGAATGGACGGCAGAGTGTTTTCTATGATGGAGCGGGGCAGCTTGCTAGAGCCAGAAGCTGTTGAAGCGTTTGAGAAAAAGACTAAGAAGACTGTAATAAATGACGGTGCAGTTTGGGTAGCAGATAAGGACGAGCGTATTATGGTTTCACCAGATGGCTACATAGTAGATGATAACGGTAAAATTACAGAGGCAGTTGAGATTAAATGCCCTGCTGCTAAAGTGGTTTTACGTTGTTTAGTTGAGAACAAGTACCCCGCTGAGTACCATGAACAGGCGCTACAGTATTTCATAGTTAATGAAGACTTACAGACGCTATATTTTGTGGTTTACACCGACTTGTTACCAGGGCTTTCACTGCAAATCTTCCCTATTCACCGTAAAAACGTAGCTGATGAAGTAGCTGAGATGGAGGCGTTTGAGCTAGAGACACTAAAGCGAATAGATGAGATAATAAAAGGTTTAAGTAAATGAAAACCCTACACATTGATATTGAAACCTACAGCCCGCAGGACTTGGCAAAAGTAGGCGTCTATCGCTATGTTGATGATACCGCTTTTAGCGTTTTACTATTCGCTTATAGCATTGATGGGTGCGGGGTTGAGTGTATTGACTTGACCTCAACACCTGGGCTACCGACAAAACTAGCTGACGCTCTCCAAGACCCACAAGTTATTAAGTACGCTCACAACGCCCAATTTGAGCGGGTTTGCCTAGCTAAAGAATTTGGTATTAAACTAGACCCCGCGCAGTGGCGTTGCACAATGATCTGGGCGGCTGAGCTAGGCTTACCACAAAGCCTCGACAAGCTAGCCAGCTACCTAAACTTAGAACAGCAAAAAGATAAGGCAGGCGCTAGGCTAATCAGCCGTTTTTGTAAACCAAACACGAGCCAGGATGAATTAAGTCTCTCACACGCTCCGAACAAAGCGGCTGATTACCCTGACGACTGGGATAGGTTCATTGAGTATTGTAAACAAGACGTTGTAGTTGAGATGGAGTTAGAAAAAGTTTTGTCAAAACACCCACTAACAGACCAAGAATGGGAGCTGTACGCGCTGGATCAAAAAATTAACGACAACGGCTTTATGATTGACCGAGAACTGGTAGAGGCGGCGGTGGAAATCAGCAACAAGTTGACTAGTAATGCAACCTGTGCATTGAAAGCCTTAACAGGCCTAGCTAACCCCAATAGCGTCTCACAACTGCTCGCCTGGTGTAATGAGAATGGTGCTAAGCTAACTAGCGTTGATAAAAAGGCCGTGGAGGCTTCTTTAGAAGACTCCAAGACGCCGTTAATTGTTAAAAAAGCCTTGCAATACCGCCAAGCAACTGCTAACACAAGTGTGAAAAAATATCAAGCCATGCTCAACACCGTCTGTAGTGACAACCGCATTCATGGTTTGGTGCAGTTCTACGGGGCTTCAAGAACCGGGCGCTGGGCAGGTAGGTTAGTACAAGTTCAAAACTTACCCCGGGGCGATATAGAAGGTGAAAAGTTAGACCAAATCCGAGAACTTGTAAAAGAAAAAGACTCTAGTATTAATAGCGATGCGTTGAAATCGCTGATTAGAACGGCATTCATCCCTCCAAGACTCTACACGTTTCTGATCAGCGATTTTAGTGCAATTGAAGCGAGAGTGCTGGCTTGGTTAGCAGGCGAAACCTGGGCGCTAAAAGCCTTTGCCGATCACGGGAAGATTTACGAAGCCACGGCTGCTAAGATGTACCGTTGTGAAATTGACAACGTTGACAAAGATATGAGGCAAAAGGGCAAGGTAGCTGTGTTGGCCTGTGGTTATGGTGGGGGAGTTAATGCCTTAAAAGCCATGGGTGCCACTAAAATTGGCCTAAAAGAAAACCAACTGCAACCAATTATAGACCAATGGCGAGACGCTAACCCCAACATTGTGCGACTCTGGCAATTAGTTGATAACGCGGCTAAAGAGGCCTGTCTGGGTAGAACAACCCGTGTAGGGGCTATACGCTTCCGTCATGACGGTAAAACGCTGTTTATTACCCTGCCAAATGGCCGATTTCTAGCCTACCAAAAGGCTAAGTGGGACGGCAACCGAATTAGTTATGATGGGCAAGGCACGGCGGCTTACTTTACTAAACAAGAAACGTGGGGTGGTAAACTTGTGGAAAATATTACACAAGCTGTGGCAAGAGATTTGCTGGCCGAAGGGATGCTTAATCTTGACCTGGCAGGATATAAAATCGTTGCTCACGTTCATGATGAAATTATTATAGAGGAACTTGTGGAAAAGTCAGGTGTAGCCAAAAGCACAACAAAAATTGATGAAATAAACGGTATAATAAGCGTTACACCAAAGTGGGCTGAAGGTCTGCCACTCAACGCTGAAGGGTTCATATCAAGGTACTATAAAAAATAAGGAGGGGAAATGGTGGATGTAAGTATCGCAACAGCCAACACACGCCGATCAGCGAAGTGGCAAAACAAAAAACTATCTTGGACACAGTTTGTGGACAAGTTAAAAGAACCAGTTATCACTAAAGAGACGCTAAGAGAGTACCGCAACATGACGAAGGACGAGAAGTCGGAAGTTAAAGACGTCGGTGGTTTCGTCGGTGGCTACTTAGAAGGCGGCAGCCGCAAACACGGATCATGTAAAGCTCGCAGCATGATTACCTTAGATGCTGACAGCGCTCAAGCGCAGCTGGGGGAAGATATTGAGATGACAACCGATTATGAATTCATCTTATTCTCCACCCACAGCCACACGGAAGCGGAGCCACGTTATAGAGTAATTATACCACTATCTAGGGAAGTCACACCAGATGAGTACGTGCCGATTGCTTTAAAAATTGCTGATGATATTGGCATGGATAACTTTGACCCTACAGGCTTTCAAAACGAAAGACTGTTTTACTGGCCTAGTGTGAGCGCTGATGCTGAGTATATTTTTCAACACCGTCAAGGTAAAACCCTAGACCCCGACAGTGTGCTAAGACAGTACCGTAACTGGCAAGACGTTTCAGAGTGGCCGAGTTTGGGTGAGCAGTACATTAGACGGGAAGAAAAAACCCAAGGCGACCCTTTAGAAAAGCCAGGTGTGATTGGCGCTTTTAACCGAGTCTATAATATACCAGAAGTGATTGATAAGTTCTTAGCAGATGAGTATAAACCAGCTGGGGAAGGCCGTTACACTTACACAGGCGGCCACACGGCAGCGGGTTTAGTAATTTATGATGATGGTAAGTTTGCATATAGCAACCACGCCACTGATCCAGCCAGCGGGCAATTATTATCAGCTTTTGACTTAGTGCGAGTTCACCGTTTTGGGGCATTAGACAGTAAAGTGGGGGTGGATGTAGCAATTAACAAACTACCCAGCTATACGTCAATGTGTGAATTAGCCACCAAAGACGACCTGGTGAAAGTAGAGATCGGGAAGGCTAGAATATCTGAAGCCACCGAGGATTTTAAGGCTGAGGACACCGATTGGCTGAAAAAACTTGACTACGAGAAAAAGGGCGCTATTTCTAAAACAACTAAAAACATTGAGATAATTTTAGAAAACGATCCGAAACTAAAAGATGGTTTTGGGTTAAACGAATTCTCGCAACGGGTGGTCCTAAAAAAGGATCTACCTTGGCGAGAAATCGCTGATTACGGTTTCTGGACGGATGGCGACTCAGCAAACCTGCGAGTATACCTTGAAACCCACTACGGTATTTATGTAATCCAAAAAACTTACGACGCTTTTGAAAAGGTTATTGAGAGAAACAAATTCAACCCAGTTAGAGACTACCTTGATGGGTTAGTTTGGGACGGCGCAGAGCGGGTTGACACACTTTTAGTTACTTACCTGGGGGCTGAAGACACTAAATATGTGAGAACCGTAACCCGTAAATTTTTATGTGGGGCGGTAGCAAGAATTTATCAACCGGGGGTTAAATTTGACTACGCTCTAGTAACCACTGGCGCTCAAGGCATCGGTAAGACCATGCTGATTAATAAGTTAGGTGGTGAGTGGTTTAATAACAGCTTGATGACCGTCCAAGGCAAAGACGCTTATGAGGCACTGATCGGATCGTGGCTTTTAGAGCTAGGTGAGATGACAGCTACCAAAAAAGCAGATATTGAAGCCGTAAAACACTTTATAAGCAAGCAAGAGGACTCATTCCGACCAGCTTACGGTAGGGTTAAAATTCACCACAAACGCCAGTGTGTTTTCTGGGGTACCAGCAACGAAACCGAATTCTTAAGAGATCGCACAGGTAACCGGCGCTTTTGGCCCGTGCAGTGCGGCGAAAAAGGCGGTGTTAAGTATGCGTGGGATATGGAGCAGACAGAAGTAGATCAAATATGGGCGGAAGCTGTTCACAGGTGGCAAAAAGGTGAAATGCTGGCTCTATCAGCAGAAGAAAACGCGCTAGCTGTAGCCCAACAGATTGAGCACACCGAGGATGATGACCTATTAGGTACAATTGAGGATTATCTAAGTATACCTATCACAAACGATTGGTACGAACGTAGCCCATACGAGAGAAGACGGTATATCACGTCGGTGCGGGAGGTTGACACTATTGAAGAGATTGGTAATGAGTTGAGAGAAAGAGTTTGCGTCATAGAAATATGGGTTGAAGCCCTGGGCGGAGATCAAAAATACCTACACCCCATCAAGGCTTCTCAAATACGCAAAACACTACATAATGTTGACGGGTGGGACAAACATAAAGTTGGTAAAGGTCAACTACGATTCGGTAATGGCTACGGACGTCAAGTGGCGTTTACACGAAAAGTATGACGGGTTGACGAGTGGTAGACAAAAAGGTTGACATCAAAGATTTTAAAATCAACAGAGGTAAAAAGTCTCTTTTATATATAGGTGTACTACCTGTCTACCTTTTTTATATAATATAAGTATATTATATATTATATATATGCATATATACGTAAATACGCGTTTTATACTTTATAGCAAAAATAAAAGTAGGTAGACACGAAAAAACCAACCTCATGACTAGGTTGGTTTTTCTAGGAAATAATTTAAAGGAGATGGACACAATTTTAGTATACGCTTCGCTTTAAGTGGTTATACAATATCTTTTTGCGGTAAGCTAAGTAAAAAAGGAGTGATAAAAGTGCATTTAGAGAATATATTGATAAGCATTGTAATGACTACGGTAAACTACATATTCGTAACTGCTATATCAAGTACTAACCAGAAACAAACAGTGGCTGATATTAAGATGGATATGAGGGCTATTAAGAGCGATCTGATGAATCAGTTAAAAGAGCAGCATGTTGGTGATACAGGGGCTTATAATGATATTGTTTCTCAGATTAAAGAAGTATCACAAGGCATGAGTGAGCAACACAGCATGATGATAGACTGGATTAAAATGAACAGTAATAGTGGTAATAAAAATTGATTATGCTAAAATGGGGGCATATTAGAGGTTATTTTATGGAAAGTAAGATAGAACGCTACTTCATCAAACGCGCTAAAAAGCAAAGAGCCTTAACTTTTAAGTTTGTTAGCCCTGGTAATGCTGGTGTGCCAGATAGGCTGGTTATTCACTCAACAGGGAAGGTTGAGTTTGTGGAATTAAAAGCACCAGGGGAAGTCCCGAGACCGTTACAGGTAGCCACTTTTGTGAAATTGGCTAATCACGGTCAAACAGTAACTATCATTGACAGTAAAGATGGTGTAGATAGGTTTTGGAAGGTAACAGATGGGTGTTAACCTCCACGGCTATCAAGAATATTGTGTTAACTTTATCTTAGATCACCCACATTGCAACCTCTGGTTAGAACCTGGGTTAGGTAAAACTGTTGTAACTTTAACAGCGTTGGCAGACTTTAATTTTTTAGGGGAAGGTAAGGTATTAATCATTGCTCCATTAGAGGTATCACGCAACGTATGGCCTAATGAAATTAAGAAATGGGGTTTCAACTTAACCTATTCTTTGGTGTTAGGCAGCGCTGTAGCCCGCAGGAAGGCCTTAAGCCAAGAAGTTGATCTGTATATCATAAACGTTGAAAATGTGCCCTGGTTGGCGCGTGAATACCCCGATTGGCCGTTTGATACCGTTGTGATTGATGAGGCGTCAAAGTTTAAGGCACATAATACCATGAGGTTTAAGGCTTTGAAGCGAATTAAGCCAAAACGCTTTATAGCCCTCACCGGGACTCCGGCTAGTCAGAACCTGATGGATATATGGTCGCAGATGTTTCTGCTAGATCAGGGTGAGCGTTTAGAGCAGTATATAGGACGTTACCGAGAGAAGTACTTTATACCAGATAAGAGAAACCAGCATATAGTTTACAGTTGGAAGCTGCAAGAAGGCGCCGAGGATAAGATATATAACCGGATAAGCGACGTGACAGTAAGCATGAAAACGTCTGATTATTTAAAACTCCCAGAGAGAGTAGACAACGTCGTAAAATGTAGGTTGTACGACTCTACTATGCAGCAGTATAAACAGTTCCAGAGAGACCAAGTATTAGAGATAGGTGACGCTGAGATAACAGCGGTCAATGCAGGCGTGCTTTGTAATAAGTTAATGCAGTTTGCTAATGGTGCTGTATACCAAGAGGATGGCATATCCTACACAGAGGTACACCAGTACAAGATAGACGCCCTCAAGAATATAATTGATGAAAACCAAGGCAAGCCGGTGTTAGTGTTTTACCAGTACAAGCATGATGTAGAGCGGATACTAGAAGCAATACCAGAAGCAGAGTTGTTAAATCCAGTTATGTTCATGGCTGGGTTACAGAAGATAGCACTAGCCCACCCAGCCTCAGCCGGCCACGGTTTAAACTTACAAGAGTATTGTCACACAGTTATTTGGTTTAGTTTAACGTGGAGTTTAGAGCAGTACTTACAAGCCAATGCCCGGGTAGATCGTCAAGGTCAAACTCGTCCGGTGGTTGTTCACCACTTAATAGCTGAGGGTACGATAGATGAGCGGTGCATGAAAGCGTTACAAAGCAAGCAAGAAGGCCAGGATGCTTTAATAGAGGCGGTTAAAGCTGTGGTTTTGGGATCGCAAAAAGCGGTGTTATAATAACTTAAAGTAAAGGAGGTTCTATGATAGCAGAAGCAGTCAGCCCGGCACACCCAGATAAAATAGCAGACAGGATAGCCGGGGCGCTAGTAGATTATTGCTACAAAACAGAAACAAATACCAACGGAGTTAGATGCGCTTTTGAAGTGCTGATCGGGCACGGTAAAGCGTTTATAATCGGTGAGACAAACATAAATGTACCATATTGGACAGTGTGCGAGATCGTACAAGGGATTGACCCAGATAGTGATGAGGTTCGTTATATAGAAGTTAAACAAGATCGGCATCTAGCAAAAGCGCAAGAGGGCGGTGTTAAGTGTGGCGATAATGGTATTTTTTATGGTGATGTAAGTGGTAGCGCCCACTCTATTGCTAAAAGCCTGTGCCAAGGGTTGTATGAGTTATGGCCTTATGATGGCAAGTTGGTATTAGACTTTGATAAAAAGCAAGCCACAGTGAACTGGTCAAATGTTACTACAGAAGAAATCATCAGAATAGTAAAAGAACACTTACCACAGTACAATATCCGAGCTAACACAGTCGGTGATTGGACAGGAGGAACAAGGGTTGACACAGGCTTAACAGGACGTAAGTTAGCTTGTGACTTTTATGGTGTAGGTGCTCCACTTGGGGGTGGCAATATGCATGGCAAAGACTTGAGTAAAGCTGACGTGACTTTGAATATATGCTCGCATTTAGCAGCGCTCGACGCGGGTAAACCGGTACAGGCTGTGTGCTCGATTGGTGACGACTTTGTAGAGTACATCATTGACGGTGAGCCACAAGGGCAGATACCTTACCAGGATGCTGTTGACAGAGCGTGGGAGTATATCCAAGAGCGCGGAGGATTTGAGAAGTTCGCCGAATGGGGGTTTTAGATGAAAATGGAATATCGGTCAATAGAGAAGATAACACCGTATGGTAACAACCCAAGGAAGAATGATAAGGCAGTTGATGCAGTAGCGGCCAGTATCCAGGACTTCGGTTTTAAAGTGCCGATAGTGGTAGACAAGAACGGTGTAATCGTTACTGGCCACACCAGGCTAAAAGCAGCACAGAAGCTAGGGTTAAAAGAAGTACCAGTGATCGTAGCCGACGACTTGACACCAGAACAGATTAAAGCGTTCAGATTAGCTGATAACAGGGTTAGCGAAATAGCCACATGGGATGAAGAAGCCCTACAAGCAGAACTAGAGCAGCTCGAGGCTATGGGTGTTAATATGCTTGACTTTGGATTTACGAAGACAGACCTTGCGGAACTGGGCGAGGTTGACGAAGTAGAACCAGATGAAGATACAGAACCGATAAGCAAAGAAGGTGAGCTGTGGCAATTAGGCGAACACAGACTGTTGATTGGGGACTGTACCGATCCAGCACAAATAGATAAACTGATGCAAGGTGAACAATTAGCTCTGTTAATGACAGACCCACCATATGGGGTTGATTACGAGTCTGATGCGGGGAAGGTTCATAACGATGGATTAGCTACACTACCAAAACTGTTGTTTGACTCTTTCACAGTAGCTAACAAGGTTATGAAACCAGGAGCAGCCTTTTATATTTGGCATGCCAACTCAAACTCTTACATTGTTGAATCAGCAGTTGAAGCTACAAGAGAATGGACGATGAAACAAGCGATAATCTGGGTTAAAAACTCAGCAACGCTTGGAAGGCAAGACTATCAATGGCAGCACGAACCGTGTTTGTATGGCTGGAAGTCTGGTGCAAGTCACTACTTCACGTTTGATCGCACTAGTACAACTGTAATAGATGATAATCGCAAGCCACTCAATAAGATGAGCAAGCAACAGCTACGCCAAGAGGTGTTGAGACTGCAAAACGATAAGCCAACAACAGTACTGTACGAAGATAAGCCATCAAGAAGCGAGGATCACCCCACAATGAAGCCGATTAGGTTGTTAGCGCGCCTAATAGCCAACAGCAGCCGCAGAGGAGAGCTTGTGGGTGACTTCTTCGGCGGCAGTGGGTCAACGCTTATAGCCTGTGAACAGTTAGGCCGCAGATGTTACACGATGGAGTTAGACCCGAAATATGCTGACGTTATAATCGCACGTTGGGAGAAGTTAACCGGTATGAAAGCAGAGAAGTTAAATGGCAGCACCAATTAAGCATTTAGAGAAGTTAAAACCCTGGCGTGAAAAGGATGGTTTAATAAAGATTGAGGGTTGGGCTAGGGACGGTTTAAATGATGGTGAGATAGCCAAGAACATTGGTGTATCCGTCAGAACTTATTGGCTGTGGAAGTCCAAATACCCCGAAATACGTGAAGCTGGTTCAAAAGTAAGAGAAATTGTTGATCGTGAAATTGAGCACGCTTTGTATAAAGGTGCTTTAGGTTATGAAGTTGAAGATATAGAAACGACTATAGAAAAGTTACCAGATGGCGAAACGAAGACGAAAGTTAAGAAGTTAAAGCGGTGGGTTCCACCATCACCGCCGTTAGTGATATTTTATTTAAAGAACCGCAAGCCGAATGAATGGCGAGACCGCTTAGAGTTTGAGATGAGCGGGACGGTTGGGCTGGTACAGATTATAGATGATATACCGAAGAAGAAAATTATAGAGGGAGAGGTGGTTAATGAACAAAGCCCTACCAGGTCAGATAAAAAACTTAACTGATTTAATAGCCCCGAGCTTTTATGAGTTACACCATGACTTTAAAGCGGGTATTCACACTGATTACTGGTTAAAAGGCGGCAGGGCTTCAACTAAGTCAAGTTTTGCGGCCATTGAGATAATAACAGGTATTATAGCCGACCCTGAAGCTAATGCTGTGATACTACGTAAGGTTGGTGACACACTAAGGGACAGTGTATATGAGCAGTGTGTCTGGGCATTAGGTGAGTTAGGGGTTAGTCACTTATGGTGGACGTCAGTAGCGCCTATGCGGTTGATATTTAAACCAACCAACCAAAGGATACTATTCCGCGGTGCTGATAAGCCAGAAAAAATTAAGTCGCTTAAAATACCCAAGGGTTATATTAAGTTTGTTTGGTACGAAGAAGCTACTGAGTTTGGCAACTTAGAAGATATACGTAACATCAATCAGTCGCTAGTACGTGGTGGTAATACACAGATCATATACAGCTACAACCCGCCAAGCAGCCAAGGTAGTTGGATTAATAAAGAAGCTAGAGCACAAGTCTTAAGGCCAGGTGTTTTGGTACACCACAGCACTTATTTAGACGTACCAAAAGAGTGGCTAGGTGAGAAGTTTATAGCTGACGCTGAACACCTTAAAAAGACTCAGCCAACCAAGTACGCGCATGAACTTCTTGGTGAAGAGACTGGTACAGGTGCTGAAGTATTCACTAACTTGACAGAACGGGTAATTTCTGACATAGAGATAAGCCGTTTTGATAAGATTTACCGCGGGCTTGACTTTGGTTATGCGGCAGACCCACTACACTATGCTGTAATGTATTATGACAGCACACGTAGGCGGCTTTACATTTATGACGAAATTCACAAGGTACAGCTGAAGAATACAGCGGTAGTAGAGCTAATAAAACAGAAAAACCCAGAATGTGCTATTATAAAAGCAGATAGCGCCGAGCCGCGGACTATAGCCGAGCTAGTCGCGGAAGGCCTCCGAGTAGCGGGAGCCAAAAAAGGCAAAGGTTCTGTCGAACATGGAATTAAGTGGCTGCAAGATCGTGAGGAGATTATCATTGATCCTGTACGTTGTCCGAATACAGCGCGTGAGTTTTCGGGCTACCAGATTGACCGTGATCACCACGGTAATCTAAAGGGATCGTTTCCAGATCGCGATAACCACAGCATTGACGCTGTACGGTATGCGATGGAAGATGAAATCCGTAACATCAAGTGGCTGGTATAAGGAGGTAGAACCGATGCTATTTTTAAACAATATATCAAGAGGAACGGACTCGCCATTTATGGTAGAGTTCTTAGAGGATAACGAGCCAGATGACTTAACTGGCAAGACGGTTATTATAACAGCTAAAGACCAGCCGTGGGATAAAGTAGAAGACGACAGTAGCGCAGTATTTAAAAAGGTTGTAACAGAATTTGAAAGCGCTAACAAAGTTGCTGTTTTGTTAGACCATGACGACACTTATATAAACCCTGGGCAGTACTGGCTAGATGTAGTAGTGAAGGATGGTGCTTTAGTTGATAGATACGTCTATGCAACGTTTAACATTAACGGGGGGCCGACCAACGTACCACCAAGGGGTGGGCTTGAGCCCACTGGTGACAGCCAACCCATGTCGGGGATTGGGTACAACTGGATTAGAGTTAATAAGCAAACAAATGCAAACACCATCACTGTTAATGTTGTAAAAGCCACAATAGGCAACGGAGGTGGTGGCAGTGAAGGTATACCCGAAGCGCCAAACGATGGTAAGCAATACGGGCGCCAAAGTAAAAAATGGACGGAGATTACAGGTGGAGGCGGAGGAGAGTCAGACTACCTATGGCGTCCAACAGTAGACAGTAGTGGTAATATATCTTGGGTGAAATCATCTAGTACCACCACACCGGTACCGCAGAACATCAAAGGCCCCCCAGGCCAAGACTCAACAGTACCAGGTCCCCAAGGCCCGAAAGGTGAAAAAGGCGACCCTGGAAGTGCAGGAGATGTTGAAACCGCTACACTAGATGTAACTGACCCAGCCACTGAGAGTCCGTCTGGTGCTGCTAGTACACAAGCTGATGTAAACGTTGAGACTACAGACCAAATAACTGCGTTGTGGGAAGCTGAGAACGTTTTAGATAATAAAATTGGTGATATAGGTGAAGCACTTGACTTAATTAATGGGGAGGTAATCTGATATGGCTATTTCTGATAAACTTACACACCTAAGTGAAACTAAGGATTTAATAGCACAAGCTATTGATGATAAAGGTGTACCAGTAGACCCTACCGATACGTTTAGATCATATGCTGATAAGATTGGCGAAATATCTGGTGGTGGCGGCACAATAATCCAAGATAGTTTAGTACCAGTCTGCGTTGAATGGGTTGACCCTGCTACTATTAAAAGCCAGTCTGTGTTGACATGGGTTAAAATTGGCAGCCCTTACACCATGCCACAGGGGTTTACAGCGGCTGACTGTTTCTTAGGCCAAGATAAAATACTTTCAACTGACAAGAGCTTAGACCCTAGTGGTATTTATGTTCTATACGGCGGTGAGCAAGTGCCGTATAGCCAATTGTCAAGTATTTTAAGCAGTGTAGAAAAACCGCTGTCAATTCAGCCACAGTACGAGTACCAACAGACTTACACAATGCTAACAGTGAATATTACAAACGTACTCATGGTTGTAGCGTTGTCTAATGTTAGCGGCAAGACTATTGATTGGGGGGATGGTAGTACCTCTGCTACAATTAATCACACCTACACCAATCCTGGCCAGTACTACATCAAAATTCCAAGTCCTTGGCTTACAGGTAATTACATGATAAATAACAATAGTACCGCAAACCCTGCTAGAGGACAGTTAAAGCAGATATTTTGGGGCGCTTCATCTGGTATAGGTGCTGGTAACTCTGCCGCAATGGCTTACCTCTGCATAGATGATATATTTTGGAATCCGCAGACAATATCAGCCGCTCAGGCTTATGATATGCAACGTATCAAGTTCATTGGTAGGTTACCCGTTGACATAAACCTAACTACTAGTACTAATCTGGGTCTCTCTGGATCTGATATTAGAATAGCACCTGTTATGGATAGGCCAGTTAAGAATAGTAGTATTTACAATAGCACTTTTAATGGTTGTGCAAACTTATTACAAGCCCCTATACTACCTTATAATTCTGCGGCAACTGCTATGACTTCTACTTTTAATGGCTGTCGTTCGCTAGTAAAGTCCCCACCTATTCAAGCTGGTATTACAGGTATAAATAACATGTTTCTAAACTGTTATACTTTAAGAACTGCACCAGAAATACCTTCGTCTGTGACAACTGCATCAAGTGCATTTTCAGGTTGTTATAACCTACGAAAACCACCTGTATTACCACAAGGTATACTTACCACCGCCAGTATGTTTGCTAACTGTACTGCTTTAACTGAAGCCCCAGCCTTGCCCGCTAGTATAACTAACTGCTCTAGTATGTTTAGCGGTTGTACTGGATTATTTGAAGCCCCAACAATACCAGCGGGAGCTAACCAGGTGCAAGGTATGTTTCAGAACTGCACGTCACTATCAACTGTGCCGCCACTTAACCTCACATCTATTAGCGCAATAAATCTAGATAATATATTTAACAACTGCTTGACATTAAGGGGTGATATAGTTTTGAACTTTCCCGCAAGTGCTGTGTCAAGTTCCTCAAGCGCTTTTGCAACTGTTTGGCGTTTAAGTAATATCAAAGTTCCATCTAGTGAGGTTGCTAACTATCAAGCTAAAACTGGCTTTACTACACTAGCTAATATAATAACAACGATATGAAAGGGGGTATAGCATGGGTAACGGATTACTAAGCGAAGATGTAAAAGTAATAGCCGAGAACCTACGCGCGGCTATTGATGTTGATAGTAAAAGTAAACAGAAAAAGCACGCTAGAGAAGGCGTTAGATATTACGAAGGTAAAAACGATATTTTAAATAACCGAATCTTTTACATTGACGACAACGGTGAGTGGAAAGAGGATAGGTTTGCTAGTAACGTGCGAATTCCGCACGGTTTTTTCACCGAGATTGTCGACCAAAAAACCCAGTACCTACTTAGCAACCCGATTGAGTTTGAAGCTTGTAATGACGATGAGACCTTTCAGGAATACCTTGATGAGTATTACGATGAGGACTTTCAGCAGTTCATGCAGGATATACTTGACGGCGCCAGCCAGAAGGGTTTTGAGTACGCTTACGCTAGAACCACTAGCGAAGATAAACTAACTTTCCAAGTAGCTGATAGTATTGGTGTCTTCCCAGTGTACGATGACGATAACGAAATACAGCGGATTGTTCGCTACTACTTAAAACCGATTATCAAAAACGGCGAAGAAGTTGAGATCATTAAGGCTGAGGTTTGGGATGATAAACAAACTTGGTTTTTTGAGTCGGAAGGTGAGACTAAAGCCTTTGCACCAGATGCTAGCCAAACCTTAAACCCGAAAGCGCATATTATTGCTGTTAACGAAGAAGGTAAACAGGCTGAGCGTGACTACGGTCAAATACCATTTTACCGCTTGCAGAACAACAAGCTAGAGCGAACAGATTTACATCCCATTAAAGACCTAATAGACGACTACGATTTGATGAACGCCTACCTAAGTAATAACTTACAAGACTTCACAGATGCGATTTACGTAGTAAAGGGCTTTATGGGTGATGACTTAGCTAAACTACGTCAAAACATTAAGGCCAAGAAGACAGTTGGCGTCAGCCCGGAAGGTAGTGTCGATGTTAAAACCATAGAAATACCTGTTGAAGGGCGCATGACTAAGATGAACGAAGACCGCCAGAACATTTACAAGTTTGGTATGGCCTTTGACAGTGCCCAGATCGGGGATGGCAATATTACTAACATTGTTATCAAGTCAAGGTACTCACTGCTTGACCTTAAAGCTAATAAAGCCGAAACACGGCTGCGATCACTTCTAAAGTGGATTAATAGCATGGTTGTTGATGATATTAACCGCCGGTACGGTACAGGATATGATCCAAAGGATGTTGAGTTTGAGTTTAAGCGTGAAATCATGGTTAATGAAAACGACCTGGTTAAGAACGAGCATGTTGAAGCCCAGACTAGACAAGTTGTGGTTGAGACTATATTAGCTGCGGCTGTTAAGTTTGATGATGAGACTATACTGAAGTTGCTATGCGAGCAGTTTGACATTGATTGGGAAGATGTACAAGATTTACTTAATAAAAATGATTTTGGTGATGACCCATTTAGACCAACCCTCCCTATAGTAGCTGATGCTACCGTGCCAGCCGATGCACCGCTGTATTCTTCAGATGGCACTTTGATAGAGGATTAAGACCATGCAGCGTGACGAATGGAAGTCAGCCGCAGAATTAGACTTCTGGACTAAAGAAGTTGAGCGCTTATCTATGGCTCAGTATGCTAAAACTGACACCATGCTGTTTAACGTCTATAAAGAAGTCCTAGACGGTATAAATGAACGGCTTCTTTGGTACGTGGAAAACTATGAAACGTTGTCATTTTCACAACGTTTAGAAGCCGAGCGTTTATTTAAGACGGCAGGTGAAATAGACCAGATTATTGGTACGGCCAGGACTAAAAGCCAGCGGGCTATTTTAGATTATAAACGGATGGAAGCGATACTTGGTTATGAGAGTGTCGGTTTTGTTTTAGAGAGTCAATATGGTTTTGAATTAGCTTGGATGGGCTTAGATCAGAAGTTTTTAGAGTCGATTATTGATGCACCAGTGGCAGGTAAAAAATTATCAACCAGGTTGTACCAAAATACTAACAAACTAGCCAAAGAGGCTACTAGCACTATTACCCGCTTAACCGCTCAAGGTAAAGGCTACACTTACATTGCTCAGCGGCTTAGTGATTTAACAGAAGCCACTTATAAGCAAGCCTTAAGGATTGCTAGGACTGAGGGTGGCCGTGTTAGGTCACTCACCACCCAGAAAGGCTATAAAGACACAGTAGGCATGGGTATTGACCTACAAAAGCGCTGGATTGCCACGCTTGACAGAAGAACCCGTGATGCACATCGGCACCTACATGGTGAAACAGTTGGGGTTGATGAAATGTTTATGAGTGATGGCTATGAAGCAGAAGGCCCTCATCTTTTTGGTGTGGCAGCCCAGGACGTTAACTGTCGCTGTACTTCATCGCCAGTTGTGATGGGCTACGATATTGGGATACCTAAAAACAGCCCCAAACTTGGCATGACTTTTGCCATGTGGAAGGGTGTGTAAAAAAGGTATTGCTTTTTTAAAAACGTGCTATACTAAGTATATTATCACTTAAAGCGGATTACCAACCGCTATAAAAGGTAGGAGGGGTAAAATGCAATGGATCAACGACATTATCAAGGCTAACACGGACGAGGAAAGCGGTAAGGTAGACTTTGAGAAGCTGGACGCAGCTATAAAAACGGAATTCCCGAAGTACGCTGTACCGAAAGACCAATACAATTCAACCTCAGAGAAGTTAAAGGCCGCAGACAAGACGCTGAAAGACTTGCAGAGCGAAAACAAGGATTTGTCAGAGCTACAGTCGCAAATTGATGAGTATAAAAAGCAAGTTGACGATAAGGACAAAGAGCTAGTAGCGACTCGCAATGCCACTATATTAAAAGAGGCTTTACGAGAAGCGGGGGCTAACGATATTGACTACATAACTTTTAAACTCGGAGACCTAGAAACCAACGAGGACGGGACTTATAAAGACCTTGACAAGAAAATTGAAGAGATTAAAAAGTCCGACGCTAAGTGGTTCAAAGACGACAGTAGCGAAGGCGAAGAGGATAAGAAAGATAAGGAGCAGCCCGTAAATGGCGGGTATAAGCCAGTTGACAACAAGTTGAAAACCGGCAGAACTCCGAAAGAGTCTGAACCTAAAGACCTTGGCGAAGCCTTAAAAGCTCACTACGATATTAAAAATTAATTAAGAAGGAGCATGAAATATGGCACTTACACTTGCACAGGCTAAAGTGACTATGCAGAATAAAATTGACCAGTTCGTCATTGACGAATTTCGTCGTAGTTCTTTGTTGCTTGACAGCCTAACATTTGACGATGCTGTTTCACCTGGCACAGGTGGTTCAACATTAACTTACGGTTATACACGGCTATTAACGCCGTCAACGGCCGGCCCTCGTGCTATTAACGCCGAGTACACCGCTAATGAAGCCAAGCGCACAAAAGCTACTACTGACCTAAAAATCTTTGGTGGAGCGTTTGAGCTTGACCGTGTTATTCAAGACACTTCAGGTAGCTTGAATGAAATTCAATTCCAACTGCAACAGAAGGTATTGGGTGCACGAAACTACTTCCACTACCAAGCCATTAACGGTAACTCAACTACAAACGCATTAACGTTTGATGGGTTGAGCAAAATTCTAACGGGTTCTGATACTGAGTTCACTTCTGACGCTGATCTATCTGAGATCACACCAGAAGTTGCAGCACAGTTCATGGAAGATATGGATAACTTCCTATCTGAGTTGGATGGGCGCCCAACAATGTTGATGGGTAACTCGAAGTTGATTAATAAGATTAAATCTATCGCACGCGCTGCTGGTTACTACAGCCGCACTGAGAATGCTTTCGGTCAAACTGTTGACAACTACGACAACATCCCGCTGGTTGACATGGGTTACTACTGGAACGGTACTGCTACAGTGCCAGTTATCCCAGTGACTACCACTGGTACAACTGACCCAGTTAGTAAGACTGACCTATATGCAGTTAACTTGGCATTAGACGGTTTCCACGGTATAACTCCACAAGGTGGGGTTGGTATTCGTACCTACTTGCCTAACCTGGCTGATCCAGGCGCGGTTAAGAAGGGTGAAGTTGAAATGGTAGCTGGTTTAGCTTTGAAAGCTACACGCAAAGCTGCTGTTCTACGTGACATCATTATCTAGAAAGGAGGTTTTGTTATGGCGATTTTTCGTAAAGGCGATGAGATCAAAATTAAGAATTCCCCATTTGAGAAAGAAAGTTTGAAAAAACAAGGTTTTGAGGAAGTTGATGATGTTGAACCAAAACTTCTACCACTAACTGAAAATCCAGAAGTGAAAGAAGAAACTATCCCTGAGGGGTCTCCTGAACCAGAAGCCGCGGCTGAGATTAAGGACAAACCTAAGAAAGGCAGTAAAAAGTCATGAT